ATCACAGGCTTGCCACTAAAGAAACAAGATGAACAACCACAACAGAAAAAAACAGCAAAAAGAAGACGAAGACGAACAGGAGGGATTGCATAAATGGCAGGAATCACGTTAGAAACAGCACAGAAGCACTTAGATGCATGGCTAGAAGCAGAAATGCAGGTAACAAATGCACAATCATATACGATCGGCAGCAGGACATTGACAAAAGCAAATCTGACAGAGATCAGAAACGCGATCGAATATTGGCAGCAGAAAGTCACAATATTAGAGAACTTAAAGAAAAACAAGGGAAGAAGCAGAGTAAAAAGATTTGTACCGAGAGACTTATAAAAGTCTGCCCGATATTTCCCGTTTTTTTAGGTAAAATTACATATAGAAAATATAAATAAAGCACCCGGAGCGGTGCTTTTTCTGTACGCAGGAAGGAGGAAAGATGAATGTCATAGCGAAAGCAATAGACGGCATCGTAACAACCGTGTCGCCGGAGAAGGGTTTAAAAAGGGCAGCAGCCAGAAGGCAAAATCAAATCTTAAACAGCGGATATGGAAACCACGGAGCCAGCACAACAAAAAAATCTATGAAAGGTTGGCTATTTGGCGGAGGAAGTGCAAGAGAAGACATAGAAGACAATCTTGACGTATTACGGCAAAGATCACGAGATCTATACATGGGCGTACCACTTGCAACGGGAGCAGTCAAAACGATGCGAACTAATGTCGTGGGACGTGGTTTAAAACTAAAGCCGACAATCGACAGAGAGATACTGGGGATCACACCAGAGGAAGCGCAGAAGCTTGAAAAACAGATTGAAAGAGAATGGGCGCTATGGGCGGAAAGCAATGACTGTGACATGGCACGATTGGATAATTTTTACGAGCTACAACAACTTGCTTTTAGCAATTGGCTGCAATCTGGAGATTGTTTGGCACTTCTTCCAACGAGTAAGCGCAAAAATCAGCCGTATGATACGAGAATTCAGCTTGTAGAAGCCGACAGGCTATGCAGCCCGTATTATATCGATAAATTAGACGGGAGCATAGTAAACGGCGTTGAAGTGGATCAAAACGGGGAAGTGATCGCGTACTATATAGCAAACAGACACCCGTTATCGTATGAACAAAAAGAAATGAAATGGACACGAGTAAAAGCGTACGGAAGCAAGACAGGAAGGAAGAATGTGCTGCACTTAATGAGCCGTGAAAGAATCGATCAACGGCGAGGTATTCCGTTTCTGGCGCCAGTCATTGAAAGCCTTAAACAGCTGGGAAGATACACAGACGCAGAACTTGTTGCAGCAGTAATAAGCGGAATGTTTACTGTATTTATCGAAAAAGAAGATAATTCGGAGGGC